AAAAGTCCTTCAGTATGTAATTGATATTTACCTGCTGATAAATCTGTGTAGAAATTGGCAGTTGCAGCTTGAGATGTGTGATTTTCTACGACAACATATGTGTTACCACCATACTTGACAATATCGTCAATTAAGTAAGCTGTTGAAGCAGCCCAATCGCCACGCCATTTAAATTTTAATCTACCTAATACAAAATCTGCCATTTTTTTACCTTATTAATTCCATATATTTATACTACACCGACCAAGTAGTTGTGTTAACAATTGATGTTCCGTTATAACTTGCAAAGTCACCATCTGCCACATCATCTGGAAAGTTTGCCTCATCTACAGGCATTTTCTTATTTCCCACTTTAACTAACTTACCGTCGCTGTTTAATTTATAGTAATTTCTACCATTTTCAAACTTATATTGTTGGTAGGTATCACTTGTTTCGTTCTTATATTCTTTCTTAATATGTCTTACAAATATCTCCGCATTGTTATGAGGAGCCCTTGTAAAAGTCAATGTTGTTCCTGATACAGAATAATCTGTAGTTGCCGTTTGTCTATTTCTATCTACAAATACAGCCAGTCTATCTGCACCGTCACTAGGATAACTTTCTCCTAATGTAAAAGTTGTGTCTGAACCATCTCCAGCAAATGTGTCATCTGCTCCTGAAATATATTCTTCTACAACTGCGACATAATCAGCGTCACTTGATAACTGAGTGGTACCACCATCATTACTGAAAGTACCTAAATTTTTATCTCTCAATGTATAATACAATTTGCCATCTTGTGTTCTTCTAAGACCATGAAAGGTCTCGCTGAATCTATTATTGCCACGACCATTTGTATTTACTACATGATTATTAATAGACATTAACTAATCTCCAATATACTTGCAAACGCCTCAACATCTACAGACGAACTGTCTGGATTAGGGTCTGCATAAACTCTTAATATATCACTTGATTCTAAATTTATAGGTTTATCTAAAACTAAAGTATTATTAACATCTACCTCTAAACTTCGACCTACATGAAAAAAAGTAGAACCACCATCTGTGGTTACTTTGACATTCACATGAGCAATATTAGTTGAACTTTTATTTGAAATATATAATGCGTGAACAACAGCAGATACAGAACCACCGGCTGTGTACATGTTACCAGTTGCGTCATCTAAAACACCAACATCCAATCCAAAATTTTTAAAACTACTTGCCATTTATTATCCTCCAAACACAATCGAATAAGCTAAAGCGTCACCATCCATTGCAACTGTACCCGATTGATTGGGTAATAAAATTGTGTTATCTTGCGTTGGCTCTGCAACATTTAAAAAAGTTTCATAAGAGTTTGCTAAATTACCTTCAAAGGTTATGTTAGCACCTTGGTCTAAAACTAAATTAGTTATAGTAGTAGCTCCATTTGTCATCACATCTTGTAATGTAACTGAACCTGCACCACCAACTTCTTTTACAGCATTACCACTTGTCTTAGTATAAAACTTACCGTCTGTTACATTAAGTGCTAATTCACCGACTTCTAAAGAGCCTGCTGATGGTACGGCTAATGCCGTTTCACTTCTTTTTGGTTTTATTACCGTTGACATTATTTACTGTGTTTTCTAATCTGTTTAATAAGTTTATCTTTAGTAAGTCTTTTGTCTAACTCTATGCCTAGTTTTCTACCTAGTTTTTCTAACTCTGATTTTGTTTGTGTCTTTAAATGTTTTAAATCTGTTTTTACTTCGTTTTTTAAAACCAATGGTTTTTTAAAACCTGGCATACCTGTAATCCAAAAATCAATAATTTTATTCCATAATTTTTTCATTAGAATGAACCTCCGTCAATTGTAGTAATAGCCACATCACCTGATGTAACTGTAAAATTAGAACTTGTGAATGAAGCAACACCAATGTTTGATGTACTTGCTAATTCACCAGCAATCGTAAGTGTTTGTCCTGAAGCAACTGTATTTATTCCTTCGCCAGCTAAGAACTCCATAGGAGTACCGATTGTAGTACCACCTTGTGTAGAACTCTCATCTGTAAAGACAAAGTTTTCTATCTTTGCACCGTCAATACTACCTGCCAACATGGCGTTAGTAATACCTAATGCTTTAACTCTTAATGCGTCTGCGTTTACTTCAATTGAAGAGTCATCTACTTCTACATCTAACTGATTACCAGTTTTTGACATAGCAGCGCCGGCATTAATTTGACCTGCACCTGAAAATTGTGTTACATCTAATGCTGTTGTACCAAAAGTAGGAGCGCCTGTATGTGTGAATACATAACCGTTATCTCCGTTAGCAGTACCTTCTTCAACGAATATGAAAGAACCACCCGATAATTCTGCCGGTTGGTCTTCAGGAGTTGCTCTTGTTAATACAAAGGCAGTCGAACCGTCACCTTGTGTGGTAACAGTATAGATACCGTTTTGAGCAGCTGCTGTTTGGTCTTTAACTAATATTCTATCGCCAACTGATGGAGAAACGCCGTCTAATACGATTGCACCATTTGAACCTGCTGTGATTGTTGCACCAACACCAGCAGTACCGTTTGAGTAAGTACCTGAAATGTTAGCAGTTGTAGCCGCTCTCGCTGACGGTTTAGCGTCAAGGCCTTGAGCAACTTGGTCAACATAAGCTTTGTTTGCTAATGAGTTAGTTGTAAATCCTGCTCTGTCTTCGTAACCTGATGGTACTGTAACTGTTCCTGTTCCGTGAGGAGAGAAAACAATGTCTGTGTTTCCAGCAGTTGTTGAAAGAGTTGAACCATTAATTGTAATACTATCTACTACTAATGATGTTAAACCTGCAATGTCTGTTGTAGTTGCACCTAATGTTAATGTAGATGAACCTAATGTAGTTGTAGGATTTGCTAAGTTAGCATTTGTGATACCTGCACTACCTGATAAATTAGAATTTGTTAATGATGTTGCTGAAACTGTTACTGTGTTGTCTGTTACAGTTTGAACTAAACCACCTGTACCTGCAAAGGTAAGTGTTTCAGAGGTATTGTAAGTATCTGTTCCTGTGTCACCTGCTAAATCAATAAACTGATTTACAGTTGAGAATGCTAAGTTACCACTACCGTCTGTTTTAATAAATTGACCTGCTGAACCATCAGCAGTTGGTAATGTAAATGTTGTTGAAGCTGCTAAGTTATTTCCAGCTTTTAAACCTACAAAGTTTGTACCGTTGTTTGTACCCTCATTTAATTTTACAGTACCGCCGGCAGCTGCGTCATTACCTACGATTAATGAGTCGATAGCACTATTTGAATCTACAATAATAGCAGAATTTGCTGTAAGTGTTCCAGCTGCATGGTCTAACATGTCAGTAAAATACTGACCACCAATTACTGTTATATTATTTGCGTCACCGTTTCCATCAACACCACCCTCACCAATGTATATTCTATCACCACCGTTGGCTTGTGTTCCTGTTCCATAAGTATAAGCTAATTCACCGAGTTTCAGCGTGCTTGGGGCTGTTGCCGCTGAACTTCTTTTTATCTGAATTACTGTTGCCATCTAAAACTCCTAAAATGCTCCTGCGTTTATAGTCAAAGTACCAGTAGTTGTTACTATTTCATTTGTCGTAACAAACTTAGCGTCACTTGACCTATATTGTAATATTGCTCCATCATTTAATGTAGTTGTGTCAACATCGCCGAGCAGTTTTAATTGTAGAGAACTATTTTGAGCAGCCTGAGCTGATGGTAAGGAAACTGATACCGTTTGTGGACCAGAAGCCGTGTTGACGCCAATGCTAGCTGTCGTACTATTACTTTGTCCTACAGTAGCTGAAATATCTGCCATCTAATTCTCTCCTAACTATATTTATAATAAAAAAATTGTGAATTATATGGATACTTGTGGTCGAACCGTAATAATACCTTCGATTACTCTAGTAACTGTACTAGTGGAAGTCTGTAAAATCTCTAAATCATAGAGATATCTCTCACCATCTAGGGCTGCTGTTTCGTCAGCAGTTAAAGAGAGTGTGACAATACCAGTTGTGGGGTCACCATTAACAGTAGCTGTGATAACTGTTCGTGTTCTAGTAGATGAATAACCTTTAGCCATCTTAGCCGTTGCTGTATAACCTGTCAGATTAAAAGCATTTCCGTTTGAGTCTTTGACTGTAACATCTGAATTAAATGTTGCGCCTTGGTCTAGTGTTAAGTTTGCTATTGCGGCCATCTATTTTTTCTCTTCTGGTACTTCTTTTTTTACTAATTCTGCAATTTTTTTATTGTAGTGTGTTGTTAATACTTCAATTTTTTCTAGCTCAAGATTGTGTCTTACTTTAGAGGCCTGAATTTCTTGTCTTACTACTAGGTAGTTTTGCAACTCTGGACTCAATTTTGCGACATCAAATTCTTTGCCGTCAATCATTACTGTATTCATAATTTTCTCCTATTATACTATTTATAAAGGTTTTTTATATCGTTTGTGCCATTTAATGTAAACATTAATGCTATTCTAGGTTTGGTACTCATGTTAATTACTGCGTGTTTATATCCTATATTGAGAAAATTGGCTGTGCCATCTTTCAATGTATATGCTTCTATTTTATCATCTCTTTTAAATAGATTGATAACATTATCATTACCATAAATCGGCACAATACATCTCACACCATAATTAATATCATAATCTACATGCCAAGGTATCATTTTACCAGGCGCCAATTTTGTAATTCTTATTCTACTAGCAGGAGATTGACATTGTGTCACAATCTGTTCAAAGTAACTATCAGTATATTCTGGTGTAGGCACATTATATAGGTGTTCTTCTTTTCTTTTCAATCTTTCCTTAATACTGGTAGTATGTGGTAATATTTCACTTGGTGTAGTTAGATTGATTTGTTCAAAGTTGTCGTACACACTTTTAACCAACTCCTCATGATTCATACATAACATAGGATTTGCTGACCTTACATCTACAAATTTACTAGCCATCTTATCAGTTGCATAACGCAACATATCTAAATCAATGTTTAGATTTAAATTTGCTATAGTTGGTAGTCTGTGTTTAGATAATTTGTCCATCATGTTCTCTCTTAATTATAAAATCTGATACAGGTTGCCAATCAAAATCACCTTGTAATCGAATGCTGTACACATATTGTAACATCTTTCCTGTAGTAAATAAAAAACTTCTTTCTAATTGTAGTTTTGTCCACCATTCTCCTGTAATAAACTTTTTAAACCCTTTATCAGTCATCTTCTTTTTTCTCTGATATAGGTTATTTATCGCTTTATTTTTTATGTCATGTGTGATATATAATATCTTAAAACCTTTTTCTCTTGCCCACTTTATTTGATGTTCAGCCATAATTAAACCACAATGCGTGTGTCTAAACTCTTTTAAGATATGATAACGACAAACTCTAACTGCAATGTCGGGGTCGTTTGTATAGTGTGAACTTTCGGCAGCTGACATAGATATTAGTTTATCATCTTTAAAACACATCCATGTTTCTATTTCAGGATTATCTGGATTATATTTTCCGAGTGGGTTAGACACTTCGCTAAATGGATTATTTGGATTTAAAGATCCGAATGGATTAGAAACATCGCTTAGCGGGTTATTAGGATTCAATGAACCAAACGGACTGGTAAGTTCATTCATTGGATTATTTAAATTACCAGTTTGAATATTTCTTTCATTTACATCGGAAGAAGTAATTCTATCTATAGTTTCGCCAACAAGTATATCTTGAGAATTTAGAATATCTCTAGGTGTAATTGCTGTTTGTTCCGCTCCGTAAACTATAACAAAGTTAAATGGTGGATGCGCACTAAAAATATTAGTTCCATCAATACCATCT